AGCTAACAAAAATAAAAAAATATTTTTAAATAAAAGAATTATTTTGATTTATTTACAAAAAGAAAACCCCCAAAGTATAAGAACTCAGAGGGTTTTCACAGCAAACAAGGAAAAGAAAAAAGTTTAATTTGTGTAATTTTTTATTAATGTATTTGCAATGTCGTTATCTTGATTTGGTATGTGCATTGTCACAGTAAATGTGTTTCTTTTTACGTTATAAGTCATTGAATCAATATAACAACTCACTGGATTCTGTAAAATAGAATTTCCAAAATTAACCCAAACTTTATTTTGTAAACCTAATGGAGTTTTTTCTAAATTATATAAATCAACTTCATATCTAGTTACAAAATTTCTGTAATCATTCATAACTTGTTGAGTTGTAATTTCCTCAATTGGCAGCATTAAACCAGGATTATAAGAGGTCCCACCTATATAATAATTGTCTCTAGGGCGAAAATAAACCCCAGAAATACCGCCTAAAAACGCTTGATAATTATATAATATGTTTGAAACATTAATATCTGAAATACTAAAAACCCCAGAAAGTGAATCTGTAATTGGTCGCTCTCTTATAACTTCCAAGCTCTTTGTTTTCTTTTTATAAAAATCTGAAAAATCTGGCTTTGTATAACTAAAAGAAACATTGTCAATATAAAAAGCATTAAAACCATTTACAGTTGATATTCTCGGCTCATAAAATTCAACTGTCACACCAGGATCATAACCAGCTGGAAAACTAGCAATATCAAATTCAAAATCCTCCCAAACATTTACCTCCTCTAAGGTTACTGAATTTTTAAATTCACTTGTTACCCATGCCTCAGTTGTTGCATTCCACCATAAATCAACATAACTTTCTGGTGAATTATCAACTACTTTTATAATATAATATAATTGAACCGATGAATTATTATTGTGACTAGCAAAAACATTAAAAGCAAAAACATTTGCTAATGTTTGTGATCCAGTAATAACCCTTTCAGTTGTTGTTAGCATTTTTCTAGTATTTGCCAACACAGTATTTGAATTTGTTGTTTTAACAGAATGATTGCCTTGTAAAACAATTGAATTATCTAAAACAGCCGCAGCAGAAACATTTGAAACATCAGAATAAGTAATCCAATTTAAAATTGTATTTGTTGAAATAATACCAAATTCAAACCCGCCATTCTTAAAATAATTTGTATCATTTTGACCTAAATCTACTTTATAATTATATTTTTCTAGTGGGCGCAAATTTGTTTGTATAAAGTTATTATTTATAGGTTTTAAATTTGATGGTATTTGTTTTAAAACATTTACATCAGTTGTTGATTGATAAACACCGCTAGAGTTATATAAAACTAGCTCAACAGCTTCCGTTTCATTTGCCAATAAATAAGCCGCTTGTGTGGCTCTAATGCCCGATGGCGGAGCTTGATTAGTGTTTGTATAGGTTGCAATAGAATCTTTAAGAGATTGCTCATTGTAACTTGAATTATTTATTATATACCATTTGCCTAATGATTGGAAAATCCTTGAATTTGTAACTCTTAACATTTGCTCCAGAACTTCTTTTGCATCCATTATATCATTACCATCTTTAAACCAGGCATTTTGAAATTGTGGTGTTATTTCATCCCACAAGCTATTGGTTCCAAATCCAGATTGTCTCCTAATATCATTTGAAACATAAAAATCTAAATCAAGATCTAAATAATCCAAAATATTAGTTAATGTTGTTTTAAATGTTTTACCAGTTACTTGAGTTATATCAATTGGATAATCAAACCCTTTTAATAAACCTAAACCATCCAAAGCATTTATTGTTATTGGAAAAGGTTTAGTTGTTATTGCTTCCGAAAAATTGTCAGCAACAACCCAGCCATTCCAAAATATTTGGTAATTATTTGATGCATCTTTATAATATAATTTAACTTGATATTCTCTTTCATTAAATTCATAAAAATTATCATAATTTACAGCATCTGTAACAAACAGATTTAAAACACATGAAGATCCTTTTATTGGTGAATAAAAATTGTCATCACCCTCCCAAGATATTTCAATTGGTTCTGAGGTTCCTATAAGTGGCAAAACTGATCCAGTATAATCTTTTTTTAAGATTTCTATTTTTTTGCCATTTTCCTCATCATCAGAAAACTCCAATCTGTATTTAATCCCGTATGCCATTTATATTATTCTGTTTCTTTGATTATTTGCCCTTTGTAATGCAACAATAAGATCTTGACCCTTTAAAACAAATTCACCACCCACTTGAACACTGGATCCGCCTCTGTCTCCAATCATCTTTTTTAATTTATCTAATGGAGCAACAACCTCTGGATTGCTTCTGGCACCAGGATATTCACCCATTAAACCCATTGTTGGTGTGCTTACAATACCACCTTTTGCAAACTTTTTAGGTTTTTCAACTTTTCCAAATGCACCCTTTACAGCAACAGCCGCACCAGCTAATAATGCTGGTAAAACAAATGCACCAATTGGACCCATTCCTTTAGCTGTATTTGCTCCAGCTTCTAAAGATGCTCCCATAGTACCAGCTAATGATGTGCTTAACGCTGTCAGTGCTGTTTGTATTAAAACTCCAGCAAATGTACCCATGGCACTCTCTCCAGCTCCTAATGAATCAGCTATTGAGGTTCCCAAAGCACCGAATCCTTGTTGCATTGATCCAATTAATTGATCTTGTATTTCTTTAAAAATTGATGTTTTTTCATTATAACTATCCATTATTTGTTGAACCTTAGCATCTCTGGCGGCTTGTAAAGCGTCAGTTGCTAAATCAAACTTAACAGCTTCGTCAATTAATCCCTTATAATAATCTTTTTCTCTTTGTATTTCGAGAGCCATTCTCTGTTCTTTAGAAACAGCACTTGCATCTTCCATTTCAGCCATTAAATCAACCTTTTTTTGGTTTGAATCTTTTGTAATTGTAGCTAATGCCTCGCCTTTTGATGTTTCTAGTTGTTTTACAACCTCTGCATTTCCTTTATTTAATGAAATTAAGTTGTTATAATGTGCCTCTGTTGCTTTTAATTCTGCTGCAAACCTTTTGGCTTCGGTTGTTAATAATGCCTTGTTAGTTGCTTCGGCTAGTTTAACTGGATCCACAGTTGATGAATCATCAATCCCAGAAATTCCATTAGTGCCAGTTCCAGTATCGCCACTAGTTCCAGAATCGCCAGTTGTTACAACTTCGGCTTCAATAATTATTTTTGGTTTTTTACCTTGTATTGCATCTAAACCATTTGCTATTATTTTCATTGCCTTTGCACCAGCTTCAAAAGTAGCTTGACCTACACCATCAACAATAGAATCAAAACCACCTTTAAGTGATTTAGTCATTTCTGAAACACTAATTTTTATTAAATCAGTATCAAGTGTAAAGACACCTTTTATTGCACTTCCAAAATTTCCAACAAGATTTACAATTGCTTTAAATACTCCGCTTACAATAGTGTAAAGTATTTTCATTTGTGTTTTTATTTTTAAAACAGAAAGTTTGAATACAGCACTAACTGATTCAATTAATACTCTGAAACCATACGCTTCATTGTAAAGATCAATAAAATAATTAGCAACATCCAAAACTGTTTTTTTAATAGGTTTCCAGTTAGTTGCTATAACGTATGCAATAGCAGTTAAACCAGCTACAATTAAACCAACTGGACCACTCATAACAGTTAATGCTGTTGCTACTGCTGGTGCTATTGTTATAATAGTTCCTAGTGCTATTAATACTGGACCAATTGCAGCGGCTAATCCAGCGACAATTAATATTGTTTTTTTTGTTGTATCATCTAAAGCAATAAATTTATCAATAATTAAATTTGCTGCTGTAACTATTTTAGTAAATGCTGGTAATAATAATTGACCAAATTCTGTTGTTAATTCTTTAACACCTTCACCAAATATTCTCATCTGGTTAGCCGCACCAGCTTGAGTTCTTATAAAATCACCTTGTGCATTTGTAGTATTTGCCATGATAAATGCATATCTCAACTGAGTTTTTTCAGCTTGGCTCATGTTTTTAATATTCTTTTGAATACCCTGAGATAGTGCAAAATGTTTTAAATTTGCCTCAGTCATAACAATCCCTAATTTTTTAAGAGATTCAGTTTCACCAGTAAATATTGCCGCTAAAGCAGTTGTTGCAACATCAACTTGTATGTTTTTAAATGATGATAAATCACCAGCTAAACCAACTAGTGATTTGCTCATTCCAGCAGCATCTTTTTGAGTTAAACCCATTGATGTACCCATATCACCAAACATAGCAGCCATGTCAAGTGCGGATCCCTCAGCAATACCAAAAGACACTTTGGATGTCTCTGCAAATGTTTTTATTTCTTTGTTTGATTTTCCAAATGCAACATCAACTTTATTAAGTGATTCCTCAAAATCTGATGCCATTTTAATAGCAAAACCCCCAGCAATTGCAATTGGAGCTGTAACGTATGTAGTCATTGACTTACCAACAGCTTTTGCCTTTTTCCCAAACTTTTGCAGTTTAGAATCTGCTTTGGATAATGCCTTTAATAAATCGGAAGCATTACCCAATAGATTAACTCTCATTTCATTTGCAGCCATATCTAAATTTTATGTAAAAATACAAAAAAAAAAAGCCACCTATTTTAGTGACTTTTTATTTTCAATTAATTTTTTAAATGCTATTAAATCCTCTTTAGTTGATTTGGCTTTTCCTCTTTCTAAATAAACATCTTGAGGTAATGGAAATAATTTATCTGGTGTGATCATTTGCCCTCTTTTATTACAATTAACATTGTAAAGCATACTAGCAATGTATCTTGTTTGCTCCCATTGTAAATTGCATCTAATCATGTGAGCTTCACCCAAAAGGTGATTTTCGGTCCAAGTATTACCCCAAAAAGAATCTGGATTTATGCCAACTTGACCAATGTAAAAATCTA